CAGTACCATCAATAGAGAATAAATCTGTTGCATCTATGGTGATATCATCTGTTGAAGTAACTGCAACATCTCCTGTACCTGATTGAATCACGGTACGTGCAGTTGTATTGGTCGAACCTACGGTAACTGTATGAGCTGCCGCATCAACACCAATATTTATAGCACCAGTTCCTGAAGTAATTGCGACGGCACCATTTGTAGCACCTGCCGTTATACCGCCAGTACCTGCAGCCATAGTAATTCCACCAGCTGCATCAGAGGCCGTAAGTTGTACTGCATCGCCAACTGCTTCACCACCATCAACAATAACTGATCCAACTGTTGAATCTAACGTAAGATCAAAGGCACCAGTAACGGTAAAGTTAGAAGCTGCAGCACCATCAAGCGATACCGGACCTGTTGTATCTACAATAAGACCTTCAGTACCAGAATCGATATCAATACCACCAGCTATATTTGTTGCAGCCATATTTATAGCATCTGCAGAGGCAAGTCCTGATTCAAAAGAAAGACCACCAACATCAGAATGTATATCAATAGAATTGACAAGAGTACCTTGATCAGAATGAATCTCTATTGTTTCTGCAACACCAGCATTAGCACGTAGATAAATTGTTTGTGCAGCATCTGTAGTACCAGTGACTGTACATACACCAGATGTCATAGTGAAATCAACACCTGCAGTTAAAGAACCAGCAACGCTAGGACTTGCATCAAGATTAACGGTTACCGTATTAGCTATTGCACCAGTTGTACCGATATTGAGACCACCAACAACATCAACGTTGCCCACACCATCAGGCACCACAACATTGGCATCATCAGTTGTATAAGAAGAAGCTACTGCACCAGTTGCAGCAATAGTAATAGAGTTTGCCGCATTGACGACACTAATACCAGCACCAGCAGTAATATTTGCCCATACAGGTATACCAGCTGCGGTGGCATCAATTAAAATTTGTCCATCTGTACCAGTAGCTGTACTTAAAGTACCTGATATATCATTAAGAACTACCCCAGCTGGAGTAAGTGCACCAATAATAACTGCTCCTGCGGTTACTTCAAGGTCTCCGGTAGTAATTGTAGTATTACCACCAATAGTAGCTGTTGTAGTTACTGCTAATGCATTAAAAGTACCGGTACCACCACCAGAATTAATCCAGGTAGCAAGACCATCAACTATAGAAGTAAGAATATATGCATCATCATTGGGTTGATCAACCCAAATAGTACCAATTTCTACACGATCATCAGTTGTTGGTGCTTGATTAGCAACAATTGGCTCTGGCCCTACCGAAATGAGATTGTCTCCCATTCCATATACAAAGTTTTTTTGTCTTCGTACTGACATAATGTCTCCTTATAACAATAAAATAAACATTTCATTATCATCTAACTCGTCTACACATTAAAAAGCTAATTATTTAAAATATTTGTGTACACATTAATATTTCTATGATATAGTTATATTATAGATAAGGGGTTTTTAACTAATAGGGATAAAATGCGCAAGGGTAGAAAAAGACTCTCGATGGATATACCAATAGGGATACATCGGTATATAAAGGAACGGGCAAAACAACATAATTGTACGATAACTAAATATATTTTGCGGTTACTGATTGCACAATTAAGTCGCGATAAAGACTATAACAAATAAAATATCTATGGTTTTCTCGCACGGGTAATCATAGATTTTATTGATCTTTCTTTATAACCATTATCTCTTAATGTGCGACGTATCCGATTTATTTCAGCAGTATTTTTTGCTTTTAATGCTTTTCTCATTAATGGTTCTGCTTTGGTAATACTCAATCCCTTTGATACTGGTATTGTGCCAAGACCACTTGCTACCGTTGGTGCAATACCAACGTCTAACACCCTCTTTAAACTAAAGGGCATAACATCCGAAATAACTTCTTTTCCACGAGAAATATATTCCTCCAATGATCCACGTTCAGTTCCTTCCCATGGTACTGATTTTCCTGCTTTGTATGCATAACGAGCAGGAAATATTTTACCTTCATAGGGAGTACCACCAAGAATTTGTTTACCAACAATTTGAATCAATGGATTAGCTTTACTAAATAATGCTGATGCAGGATCAGTAAAATAACGTCCTATTTCAAGCATTTGTTTACCAAAATGACCATAGAGTTTTTTTCCAATACTATCTCTTCCGGGATTAAAAGGTATACCAGCGATGGTAACGTCAAAATCTGGTAAGGGAAATTGATACCATTTGCTTGGATCACCTTTTGTTAATCCCTCTAATGCTTTTTCTGGATTCCAGCGAACACCAGATATTGATTTATTTTCTTCATCAGTTTGTTCATATCCTGAATTAATAAACTTTAAAAGACCTTGAGTCATCATGAAATACATACCATACTTCATCCAATATTTACGACCCATTTCTCCCTTAAGTCCTGGTGCGAAAGCATCCATAGCTTGACGTGCCGCTGATACAGTCCAGTCAGTGTAACCAATCATACGCCGCAACCATTTCATAGATTTCGGATTATTTAAGTATTTCATGGTTTCCCACCGCTGACCACCATACATATTATTAACAAGTTCTGCCGTATCTCTTTTAATATTCTTTATCTCTACTTCAGATGGTGGACGTCCCTCTTTTATTAACTTATTAATAGTATCATTGGTATATTCATTCCAGGTAGAAAGTTTTAATCGTGGATGAAATTCCTTAAAGAGATATTCCATGCCGCTTTTTGTAAGATTTAAGACTTTTTGTATACTTTCAGGAGTTTCTTTTTTTCCTGTATATTCTATGGCCTTATTTATTAATGACTCACCTTTTTTAAACATGTGTGGCTCAATAGGATCAGTAACCAAACCTGATTTAGCTGCATCCATCATAAATTCTTTATTTTTTCTAAGTTCGCCACCTTCTCGCAACCATTTTTTAACTAATAAAGCATTTGAACCCTTAGCACCTAAAGCACTTTCCATTAATGCACCATAGTGAAATGGAGACAAAGCAACACGGGCAAAACGTATAGAATTTGCTGCTGAATCATAGTATTTAAAAAAAGGATGGTCCGGTTTATAGGCGTTTTTATTAAATACTCCCTGAAAAGCCTGTGCAAAATCTGGATTAACTAATGCAGGATATGGTGATACTGCATGTATTGTTTTTCCTTCTTTTTTTCCTGCTACATATCTTCTTAAATATATATCATCAAATGGTATGTAACCTGATTTTTTTGCTTCACGATATTTTCTTTTATTAGATGGATTAACTACAAGATCAATATCATTATCTTTTTCATATTTTTTTATATTTTGAAGCAATTCATTATTGGCCATAGATTTAATCATAATACGATCATATGCACCCATTAATTCAACGATATTCTTATATCGTGGCTTAAGCCCTGCCTCTTTAAATGCTTCTAGATAGGAGAGGAATTTTTTTTCATTAGAGAATGGATTCTTTGTTTTAAATTTACGACTAACTTCATCATATGCTTTGTTAAATAACTTCGAATCATATTCATAAAGACCAGGCAAATAAATATTCTCTAATGCTTCTCGTGGATTAATATTTCTTGTTGCTGGATTATCATTCCATGCCTTCAGAGAATTCTTAAAATGTTCATCTATAGTATGATCAACAAAATGACGCGCTTCTTCCGGTAATCGCTTTGCTACATCTTTATAGGTATCACCTTCTTTAAATGGATTACCTGTTTTTTGTCGATAATACATCATATCTTCTAAATTCTCTTTAGAAAATTTACCTCCTTTTTCAGCAGTTTCTAAGTTTTCTCTCCATTTAAATTGATTCTCAACTATCTTGGCATCACGTTCACCAATATGATCCTTAAGCATCTCAAAATAGGCTTTGCTTTTTGCGCCTTTTCGTACCTTAGCAGCACTCTCATATAATACTGAACCAACCTCTTTTACAGACTCAGGTAATATCTTTCCAACTTTTTCAACTATAGTAGAAACCTTGTCTACTAATGGCTTTGTTATTGGTTTTACTATCTTACCAAGTCCTACTTTTTCAGCGGCTATGCCAGCACCATGCATACCAGCAAGTAATGCTGCATTTTCAGCAATTTGCTGTCCCGTTGGCAATTCTCTTTCTATTGCAGTTTGTGCACCCGTTATACCCAGTAATTCAAGTGCACCTTTACCAAGTGCTTGTCCTGGTCGCGTATTTAATAATTTACTCGCACCAGGAATTTCTTTTAAGATTGGTAAAAGTCGTGACATTTTTCCTGCAACGCCACCTATAATAGCAGCCTTGCCAGTTTCTTTAGCCGTACGACCTGCCCGCTCCAAAAAATCACCGAAGGTAAGATCTTCACCTTCTTTTACATAATCTCTATATTCTGCAAAAGAATGCTTAAGCAATGTTGGTAATGCAAATGCACCTGCTGCACCACCAGCAACAGCTCCTATTGGGCCAATTGGCGCGCCTGCAACTGCACCAAGTTCACCACCCAATGCCATACCAGGAAGATCTGATATTGTTTCTCCCGCCAAAGAAGATAAGCGCTCATACCATGATGCATCTTCATCTGGTTCTTGCTCTTCTTGGCCAGTAAGTATTCCTGTGACGCCAGATTTAAAACCACTTTTAAACGCTGGATACATACCACGATTACTAGTTTGCTGAGAAGTTTTATTTGATAATTCTTTATAACGGCGTGAAACAAGATCATCTTTACGAATTGAAAGATTTCCTGGAATTTTACCGTTTTCCATTAATATTTTAAAACGTCGTGAAACAAGATCACCTTCATCTTGGGAGACAGGTGCTTCTTGATCTTGTTTAATCAATGGCATTTGTTGAGAACTATTTGGTATTGCAGTAACATCAAAAGTTCTATTTTTTTTCATTAATTCTTTATAACGACGTGAAACAATATCATCTGCCATAAGAATAACCTTTTATGTGTAGCCACCAGCTAATAATACTTGATTAACAAGATCTTTATCTTGTAATTCTATAATTAATGTATCTATTAATTGGTCAGCGCTTTGTTTTCCCTTTTTCTGTAATAAGGGAGAAACTCTATGCATTAAACCCATAGTTAAATTAGTTGCTGAACCAGTAGGAACACCTTTTTTATACAATGCTTCAAGAAGTGTATTGGCCATATTTGAATATTTTGTTTTATCTTCTGGTGAATAATATTCTGTTGCATCTTTAATTCGTTTAGAAAAATTATTTTGTGCTTTTTGTTGCTGAATGCTTTCATCTTGTTTTCTAAGAAATGCTGTTTGCGCTTGTGGGCTTAACGAAGATATAGCTTTCGCTTTTTCATATGCTTCTGGTGTTCCGCCAAGCATTTTTCCTAAACTATTTATCTTCTGATATTGACCTATAGCACCAGATAATCCAGTACCCAATGCTTTGCCAAGTCCACTACTCCAATTTTGTTGTGGTGGAAGTACAGTTATTGCCATGATATCTCCTATAAAAACATACTTGCTATATATGGTGCAGCTTTTATTAACGCAGGAAGAATAGTAGAAGTCCAATCTGTACCTGTTTGTCCACCACCAGTATCAACACCACCAGTCTTGCTACCACCAAAGTAACTAGATGCCATATTCCCTATTTGTTCACCACCACCACCAGCAAGATATGATGACAGGAAATTCGTAAGACCAGATTGTTGTGATGGTTGATAGGTAGTATCAAATTGTGGGGTTAATCCCATACCAAGTAAGTTCTGAGAAAGACCTTGTTGTCGTTGTCCATATTGTGATTGCATTGATGCAAGTCGTTCTTCTAAGTCAGTTCCTGCACCACTGAGCATTCCTTGAAAGGCGCTTGAACGTTCACCGCTTGGCGTTCCTGCCGTAAACTGTTCTATCAATGAAGGTAATGTTTGAGTTTCAAATTGAGATCGTGCTCGTTGTGCTATTGGTTCAAATCCAGCTTGTGGATCTCTTAAACCTCCCAAAGCCATTTGTAATATCTCACTAAATGCAGGTTGTTGTTCTGGGGTAAACCTACTTACTCCCTGAAATTTTTCTGGTGTGCTTTTAAATTGACTTCCCAATAAATTCATCAATGGATTTACCAATGGCAATGGTTTCATTAAATATTTACCGGTTTCTTTTAATCCACTCAAAAAATCCATTATTTCCCTTACAAGTTTAAATTATCAGGCACTAATATATTCGACTACAACATAGCATACTGTATAGGCAGTTCTGTTGCTGCCAGTTGTCACCGTAATATTAGCATTGTTCACATTCAATTCTATATTATTTACTAATGTTGGTGATGCATATGGTAAAGGTAATGCAACTAAGGCACCATATGTTGGATCAGTTGCTACCCCATAGATACGGGTAAATTTTGCACCCGGTGTAAAGGTAATACCATGTGCAACATTTTTGGCCGCAGTATTTGGCAAAACACCGAAATTAATAACTTTTCTAAAAACCGGACGCCTACTCGCTTCGCCTTCTGCTGTAGAATCAACTACATCAGGAAAGAAAGTCTGACCAGTAACAAATTCAGATGTTTCATACAAGGCGCTTTCTTTTGCATTAACAGTTAGCGCAACCAAATTAAGTTGTTGATAGAGGCGAATAATAAGTTCTTTAAATTCTCGACTATTTACGTCAGTACCATAGATCTCGTCAACATCCCACACTTGTGTAGTCGGAAGAAATAGACCTTCATATATATCATCCATTATTCCTCCTATTGCAAACGATATATAGGCATCGTATACAAAATCATACCATCGATAATAAAGCCTTCGAATGCAATAGCACTGTTGGTCAATTGTTCATCAGTTAACGTTATAACAAATTGAATATTCTCACCAACTGTTTGAAAATATACTGAATGCCAAATTTTAGTTTGTTTAATCTCAAATGGTACTGTATCATACGGCTTTGTCTCTAAAATATTAGAACCCAGCTGTGATCCCGATAAGGTACCTTGTGCAATCATAGAAAGTTCTGAAGTTGATGGATAATAATCAACCGTGAGTTCACCTGCATCAGTCTTTTTTACATAGAAATCAACCTTGGCTATATATACATTCTGAGCCGATTTTATATAGGGATTAAATCGCTTGGTGAGTATTTTTGGCCGTGATACACGACTCGCTAATCCACCGCCTAAATAGATACCTGTGATAGAAACAGTCTTTGTAGTTGCAATAGTTACCGTATGATTTGCAATATCTATAGCAGTTACCATATAGAGCGGATCACCAAGAAAGAGAGGATCACGAACAATAGTTAATCCATTCATATTAGCAAGTGAAAGACAGTCGCCTATAGAAACCGTATGATCTATAATAGTAAGTCGAACAAGACCTACTGCTGGTGTTGCTAATTCAACTTTAGAGATCTGTAGTGCATCAGCATTTTTATTGATTTCTGCATTAATAATAATGACAAAACCCTGCTGATTACCTGCAATAATCTGTCTGAAATTAGCTTGTAAAATTCCTGCCGTCCATAAAGCATCATATTGAGCCCAGGTCATAACAGCTATATCCCAGGTAGTATCAGTTTGCTGTTCAAAATAACCGAATACGGTTAGGCAATCATCATTGAATGCCCATGAACCATTTTTATAATTGTAGACTAGAACTCTGGTAGGATAGATAAAGTCATTTGGACTTTCGGCATCTGGAAATGTCCAATATACCATCTCAGTATAATAATCACGGATACCAGCGACACGTTCTACACCTTCATTTTTATTTTTAATCTTAAAGATCTCATCAGGTATCTTTTGATCTACCCGTTCAACATTTAAACCATTACAAGCATGAACACCGGTATTACCGACCGTCAGTACTACTTTATCAAAAGGTACTGAAGAAAATTGTGCTTGTGACCCGAGTTCTGTATTTAATCTTTGCCATACAAAAGGCTTAAGGGCATTACCCGTATAGACAATTTCCCAGGTACTTTGTTCAAAATAGACAATAAGCCGATCTTTAATGAATTCAGCACTGATAATATTTTCTTTGACTGGTGCATCAATCCAACCAGCATGTAATGATTTATTGGCACCATCAGTTTTACCGGTTTCGTACCAGGCATTTACCGCAAAAGGAGAACCATTAATCGAATAACGACAACGATTACCATAATGATGATTAACACCAAGACCACCACCATTATCATTTTCAACGGTATTTAAGAGTAAGAGTCTACTATGAAAGGGAATAATTATACGTGCTGTTTTTACGAATGGCCCCGTATTTAATGCGCCAGTTGGTGCAAAAAACCATGATACGCCATTAACTGCTAATCCAGTTGCCGGATCAAAACCAGCTGTCCATGCAGCACCAGTCCACCACCATATTGGATCATCGGTAATCGTACCGATACCAGAGAGATTTGTTACCTGAAAATTAGTGGCAAATAAGATGGTATCATCTGAAAGTATACCACGCCAATTACAGGTCCAGACAAAATTATTATCTGCGCCACGCCAATAAGCGGTACCTAACCGTGTCCAACCAGTACCAGAATATTTATAGGCAAATCGTGTATCAAATGCTATTGAATCCTGATTATTAATAGTACCAACTTCATAGTTACACAATCCCATAACTGGTTCTGCCGGATAGAAATAGACTGCAGTAAGACCATCCGCACCAACAAAATTATAGGCACCATCGGTCGTACTATACGTAGCGGTAGTAGTTGCACCAGTTTTAAGCATTGGTTGTACGGCACCAGCAGTCGTAACCGTAAAAAGTTCTGCACCAATAGAAAACATTTGGCCAACTTTATAGGTTGAATTTGCCTCAACGGTAGCACCTGAAGCATTGCCACCTGCGGTAGTCGTATCTATTAAAATACGCAACCGTGAACTACGTTGTCCCAAGGCACCCATATGACGAGAACCGAATCGTTTTCGCATACGGCCACGCCATATATAGGCATTATCTAATCTGGCATATGCGTCGTCAGGGAGCAGCCATGGCTCAGTGTCAGTTTGCAGACCGATATTAATTGGTGCAATTAAAAACTTATCATATGCCATTTGTAAATCCTGATTAAATACCTATAATAAAATACGTAAAGGCAACAGCTTTTTTTGCCACTGTCGTACGCGCAGAGCCCCATACAGTAAATTGTGTCCATGGTGCAACTATACCATTTGATCTAACAAAACTATCACCATCGGCACCAGCATTTACATAAGCAGTTGATACTGTTAAATGTAAAGCCTCAGCAAATGCGGGAATAGTTGGGCCAACAGGAAGAGTGATAGTAGTTAATCCGATATTGTTTGTTATGCCAGAACCCCATTTAATAAGTAATCCGGATGGCAAATATGACCAACCAGGAGAAGTGAAGGATGCTGCAGTAAAAGGAACTCCTTCGGTCGCTAATGCACCAGTTCTTTTTACATAGAGTTCTTGTTGTGCGGTCCTCACGTTTGCAAAGTTATATAAAAGTACATCAGTTGCATCAACGGCAGGATGTGTTAAAGAATTAGTAAAATCTACTTTGATATGTTTACCTTCAGGATCTGCACCGCTATTAAATGTCTCATGATTTATATCAATAAGGTCTTTAATTGCTTGAAAATTTTGTTGAATATCTGCTTGTGAAGATGAAAGTTTATCTGTAGCTAAGGGTTTAGTTTCTTGATAGGTAGCCATTATATACTCCCAATGGTCATATTAACAATAATTGCCGTTATTATCCCCAGTACTATAAGAACATTAATAATAGTTTCCACTATTGTTCCAGGTATAATTTGAATCTGTTTGATTTGAGTAAATTGTTTTTACCCGTTCACTTGATTGTTGTACAATCGTTCTCCGGAGACACAAACGTTCTTGTTCTTTAAATTCTGGCGTAATCATTTGTACGCTTTCCATGTCCATACGATCTTCAAATATTTTCTTAGAGGCACCATAGGCAATATATTGCGACCATTGTTCAAGTTCTGGTATTGCTGCACCAGCTAATAATGCTGTTGGTCGTATCTGTGCTTCTACCGTTACACGATAGGCTTTATCAGGTACCGGACGCATAACAAATGTATTACCATAATAGAGCATCAAATTAGGCCGTGATGGTGAGTAAGGAAAGGTATGACTATATATTGCCGCACCATTTGCTGGTGCTGTAGCAAAGGTAATATCATATCCTCCGGTAACATAATTAATAGCGCCAAGAACAACTGTTGTATCATTTGGTTCTATAATAAGCCCTGTTTGTAGAGGTCTACCATCGGCATCAGTTTCTGGGTCATCTATTAAGGTACAAGCTTGATTATTAGCATCTATAGAGGTAAAGGTAACCATACCTTGTAATATAGGTTTTGTTGATAAGGTACCGGTAAAATTTGTTAAAACACCATTACCTGTTGTACCAATTGAAGCAACATGATTTATTTTTGGATAGAGTCCATAAAATTCATTCTCTGACATGCACAGATTTATATTATAGCCATCAATATAAACTGGTGGATATATTCCCGTATAAATATTCTTAAAGTTATAGAGTGGATCATGTTCATTATCAACATTGTTTCCGTATGAATCTACATAAGGACTCGTAAAAAATGTGAGTTTAGTTCGTAAAGAAAAGAGTCGTATATGTTCAGGGAAGTCATATGAAATAAAGATATTAATATAATCGTCTATTTGTGGAGTAGTTATCTGTGCTTCTGAAGGACTTCTGGTTAATCGTCGTATTTTAGCACGTATAGAATCCAAATCTGCTAACATGTTATTCCTATAAATTAATACGGTAATACATTTTGCACCGCTGCCGTCAGTATACTATTGATCTCACCAATAGGCACAACATGAGGATATGAATTTGTTTTATCTGGTATTGGTACAGGAATAACAAATTCCTGAAAAAGAGTGGCATCAATAGGCATCGTAAAGGTATCAGAACTTGTTACTGTTATTGCACCAAAAAGTTTATCTATTTGTGGCATACCATATTCTTTAGAAACATAGATACGCACAATAGTTCCGGTGACATAGTTATGATCGAACGAAGTGCTTATAACGACTGGATCTGTACGCGTTATAGAGTCAACCGGACGCATTGCGGGATAAAAAGTAGGAAATTCATGTGCATACCAGGGACCTGCCATTCATACACCCTATTTCATTTCGACCATTTCGGTGAGCATTGGTTCATCAGAATCAAGATCATCAACATCAATAAATTCTAAACTTTGAAAGCCAAATCTATGTATTTTTTGTCCAATAACCTTCGCTGGTTTTCCTTCTTCATTCATCTTAAATGCATGTTCAGGATACCATCCATTTTTATTTAAATGTTTGGCTACTCCAAGCGGTATAGAATAAATTTGCCCATCAACAAAATCATACCGTTCTAGTGGATCTTCTTTATATTTCTTAAAGACAAAACTCATTGTACCACCAGGAACTTCATAAAATTTAAAGATTCCTTTTACTATCTCGCGATCTTTATCTCGTAGATACCGTACATTTTGTTTTTGTTTCACTTCTTTTTTTGTCTCAAGTGTCTTATTTTCTTCTGCCATAAAAACTCCTTCTTGTATTGGTAGAGAGGGGTAATAAGTACCCCTCTCTAGTTGAATTGTATTATGCGTTATTCTACGAGATTACTAAATGATTTACCAGCAACCCAATACATTACATCTGTATTTGCACCACCTGGGGCATCATCACCACCAGGAAGCTTCATACCGATATATGCTCTATTGCGTGTAGCATCACCAAGCATGTCAACGCCATAAGTAATGGCCGAAGCCGTATTTTCACCCACTGGAACCACTTGTGCCGGTGTAAATGGCATATCTGCAGTTAGAGGGAATGCAAATGCGGTATAAACACTCGTATCAATATTGACACTAATAGTGTTGTTAGCAGTAGATACTGCCGTTACCGTTGCTTCTTTACCATCAAGTTGTGTCATACCAAATGCAGCTGCAGTTTTAGCTGGTACGATAAACCGAACTTTTTGACCAACGGTAAAGTTGTGTGTTACTGACAAAGTAACTACGCCTGGATCTGCTTGTGTAATATTCGTGATGTAACGATTGCTTGGATAGTACTTATGATCAGCACTTACCTTATAGACATACGCATCAGCACCAGGTGCAGCAGCAGCAACTATAGCTGGCATATATGTTGGCGAGAATGAATTCGCACCAACATACGTACAACTAAAATCTATGCCGCATATTTGTTTCGCACCTGTGCAACTTACCAATCTAAAAATATCACCAGTTACTAAACCATGCGCTACCGAACTAATAACGGCAGGTGCAGCATTAGTAATATCAGTGATTAAATTAGGAGAACGTGTTGCTGAAGCAGTTGATGTATCTACATAATAGAATCCATCAGGTGCAGCAAGTACACCAAGATTCATTGCATCCGCACCACCGCTTTTAAATTCTCGAATACCTACACCAGTAGCCATGCCACGTTGCCAGGTAAATCTGACACTATCATTACCAGTAGCAGCAGCATTTGAATAGTTATAGACCATCATCCAATCTACATCAGACCGTAATGAAATGTATTTTGCATTACCATCAGAAGTAAATTTACCTTGTTGAATTATAGTGTTATCCATAAATTTTCCTTCTTATGTATTTAAAGTAGTACGTAAATTAATAACCCACAGATCATTTAAAATACGCGGTACTTCAGCAAATTTATAACCAACCGAACAATTCAATGCCAACGGTCCATCATAAATTGGTGGTCTGTAAATGAAGTTCGCTGAATAACCATCTTGTTCTATGCATGCATATGCTTCCATACCAGTACAGAAGATATTATATACAGTTGCACCCTTCACAGAACTTGTTTCTACTTTAGAACCAATACTCGAAGTGAAGAATCTAAGATTACCAACTGCACCCCATTCTGAACGATGTGCATTCATTGGTGATGGATATTGATTCTTTTGAACAAACCCATTGATAGCTTCAAGATCACCTACCAAGTCACTTGAACAAAGTGCAACATACGCATCACGTACAGGAGCCGTACCAAACTTATCTTCACCTTCAATGTTATCCATTATGGTATAAGCATTATTAGTTAATAAGCCACGTACCACTGTATTAACATCAGCAAGAGCGATGTTTGTTGGTGTATCACCATTAGTTCCAGCAGTACAATTAACAAATCCAGCTGTTGCCGCCAACATATCTCTGGTTAATTGATCCTCTGTTTGTCTGCTTTCTGTTACTTTCACCTCGTGGCTACTGACCATATCGCTATGGCGGGAGGTCTTGTTAATCCCTCCTCCTAATCTTTCGATCAGGGTCAGACTATATCATCACCAATTTTCATGGTGTTGAGCGTATAGTCGTTGAGGATTTTCAATCTAGAAGTTCTATTGCCTTTGTAACCATAAAGATCTTTATAAATGGCGAATTCTTCTGGTCCATATTTTGAATTTATACCAGCTTTTGGCTTAGAATCACGAACTTTATAAAAATCAAACAGCTTGTTTATTCTGTTCTTTTTTTCGCCATGCATATAAGGCAATATTAAATTGGCTAACTTTGTAATATATTGTCTCGAAAAAACCGACAGTTCTATTCTTGTTTTTCTAAAGATCCCATCGCTACCTAGACCAGAAAGACGTATCTGCTTTCTAAACTTAAGCCCAAGCAACTTAAAAATTTCCTCGATTTTCTCTATCATGAGTAAGTCCGTATTTGTTACGCCAATTAGTGGACGAAACGCAGGCAGTTTTGATTTGTTTCTCTTTTCAGAACTTACCATTGTTAAACTAATCCACCCTTCACCTTCTATTATTCCAGCTAGCCATGCTAACTCTAGATTGAATCTTTCCTGCTGATTGCCCATTGTTTCATCCTCATGATTTTCACGTTCGTATTTATAATTTATAAGTATATCAGTTAGAGTCCAGAACGTACATGAAGCTTTAGGGGTTTCCAGCATATAGCTCAATTTTACATCCCCCAGTTAGTTAAGGGATACACCTAATCTCGCTGCTGCCTCGTTTAAAATTGGATCTTGAGAAGTTAGAGTCACCTGTTCGTTTATCGCCAGATACGTTCCATAGAACTGTATCTTGGCGTCTATGTCAACTGCCGTGAGGGTCTGTGCTGGCGGTGTTATGCCTGAATTTCCTAAAGGTACCATTGCAGTATCTAAGGGATTGTACCTACGCATACGCAAAGTTGTACCACCATTACGTGGCATTGTTTTGTGTACTGCAGGTAGTTTGTGAATCATCGAAGGGGTAGGTACCGACAGTAATTTGTAACTAAAACTTTGCTGTACCGGAGCCATACTGTTACTTTTATGACCTCTCTTGAGGCGGGGAAGCTCTTCATCTTCCCTCTCGACCTTTCGTTGTCGAGACCTGACTGTCGCATACTCTTTCGAGCCTCTCTCACTCAGTCGATCACGCTAGCATTACCCTTGCGCCCTGTCGGCATAGTTTTCACCTTAGCCTTCCAAGTCAATCAGAGAAAGTTTTAATTGCCCACTTATCTAGGCAATATGGTTGTAGTTGTTATAGCCATATTTTTTCCTTATGTTAGTAACAATAAACTATACATAAGAATGACGAGTTCTACTTACGTCTGAGTTGGCGAGGCTCTACGAGACCATATCTCTACGAGACTATGTCTCGATACGCCGATAAGAATGATGAGTTGACGAGGCTCTACGAGACCATGTCTCTACGAGACCATGTCTCGGTACGTCATAATCTTTATAGCAATAAACACACTAACTTTCTATAAATACAAAAAAAGAAGGGCCAACCAACTATGCAAGATCGACCCTTAATGCAAAAACACAATTGTTAAAAAGCCAACTGAGCCGTAGACTATAAAACTCAATTGGCTTAAAAATGAACGCTTTATTTATGGAGTAAATGGCAGATAATAGACAACTGCTGTTGCATATTTAATAACTATATTCATACCGTACGTTAGTGAAGTATGGTATAGCAATGAATACAGAAATCCAAAAACAAATAATCCTACAAAATATACACTAAAAATCTTTAAGAGACCAAATCCAACAAATCTTAATGCACCATTGCGTGGTTTAGATTTATACAAAATATACATACCAAAATAGAACAATGCAGCTGCTATAAAGGTATATACGGAATAGAATCTAAATGGCACAACCGGTATATAGGTGGTCGTAAAAGCACATAATGCACCATAGACTATAGAACCAATAATAGAATATTCATTAAATCGTGAAACTATATATTTTTGTATATTCATTGTACAAACTCCCTAGTTATATTCTCTTTTTAGCGTCAAGCATCTCTTTATACAGTTTATTTTTAAGATCTGGTGTAAGTCCCTGGGCAAATGCATTTGCGTTGCTTATAGGGGATTCTCCTTGTTGTGGGGCTACACTTTGCGATGAACGTGGTTTATTAGTATTTGCTGCTACTTGTGTTTGGTCTTTTTCATAGTTTTCGGGGATATAGAGGCCGAGTTTCTTTACGATGGTATAGGCAGCAGTGGCTTTATTATAGAGATTCGGTGCACTGTTAATGGTCTCTGCAATCTCGGGATAGGCTTCACGCAATTTAGTAAGCATTTCAACAGACACCACTTTTTCAAAATCAGGATATTGTGCTTTAAGACGTGCTTCAGTTGATTGTTCATATGATTGTTGCTTATATTGATCCAACTCTTTTTTCATTTCACGCAATTGTTTTGCGTAAACCTTTAAGTGCTTTCCTTCAACAAGATCTTCCGGCGCAATGCCAATATCATCTTCGTCAACCACTGTTTTAGCTTGTTCTTGTGCTTTAATATGTGCCGCAAGTTCATTGCGTTCTCTCTCTATGCGCGTAACCTTATCACGTAACTCTCTAAAGTTTTTTTCCTTATTTGACTCTTGAGCCGCTGACTCTCGAGCCGTAGAATCACGATTCGCTGACTCTTGAGCCGCTGACTCTTGAGCCGCTGACTCTTGAGATTGTTCGGAAGTCGTCTCTTCAGGCTGTTCCGTTGGTTGATTTACTTGATCTAATGTTTCTTCAAGGTTTTGATCTGACATAAAACTCCTTTATTGTAGAGCGCAACCAATGGTTTCACGTTCTTTATTAAATTTTTTAGATTTTTTATATAATGTGCCATCATCAAAATCCAAAATGAACTGCAAAAGTACGCGCTCTTCAGGATTGATAATTAATGCATTATTCTTAAATATACAACAGGTATCCTTCGAGGGAATAACCCACACGAATTCAAACTTATCTTGTTTCTTATCATATCTATAAACTGTTTGATCATAATCTGGGGTAGGACATGATTTTCTATGTACAAAGTAATGACGAAGTACATTTTGTAATAATGGTTCTTTTTTAGTGATAACTACTATAAAAAAATCACCAGGATATTCTTTCTTCCCAGATTCTAGACAAAGAAATACATTTGATTCATAGTCTGTATGTAACTCACGTTCAAGTTCTATCGGATCTCGTGTATCTGGTGTTTTTTGTATAAGATCAACTGCAATTTTACCAACAGTCTCTCGTGTCATATAAATCCTAAAAGAGGTATCAATACTATGAAATTATTATGTGTATCATCACATTCTTGTATGAAAAGTGCAATAATTATCAGCA